GAGAAGTGCAAGAGAGATTTGATAATAGCGCATTGGGGAGATTTCGGAGATCATTATACCAATCTTGGAATTGTGGAAAGCGGGGAGGATATTTAGGATGTACGGCAACTCCCGAGCAACTTGAAGCCGCCTTTATCGGCAAATGCTCAATTTGCGGGCGATTGGAATCTGATTTTAATAAAGGACTTCACATGGATCATTGTCATAAAACAGGAAGATTCCGGGGATTTATTTGTTGTCGATGCAATAGAGTATTAGGTTATATGAATGATTCCCCTGAGCTACTTCGTAAAGCCGCTACTTATTTAGAATAGTTTATTGTTTGCGTTTTTATATATCGTTACTTTTACTATGAGGAAAGCCATCAATGGCCACAAAAATTCATTCACTGTTGAAAATGAAACCCGTTCGCTTAACATCAGGATGGTTGTTTAGCAGCGGCCTAACTGCGTCAATTCCTACTGATGGATTGCCGGGTTATGAAACTGGTTGCCTTTATCAGGCAACCAATGGGGGTGCCGGAACATCCCTCTATGTCAATGAAGGTACGGAAGCTGCTTGTGATTTTGATGCGGTTATGACTGAGGATACTGTTTTGCTTACGGCAACTGCCGGGGTTGTTACGGCTTCTAAAGCACTTATTGCTAGTGCAAATGGGGTATTGGATTTTTCTGGTCTGACTCCACTTTATGCCAGTGGTAGAAGCCATCCATTTATCGCAATCGGTACTTGGTCTACGCCGATGAATGTGGTGCTTAATGGCGACCATTGGGTTCCGATTCAAGTCAATTTGAAGAATACCGGAAGTTCAGCATACGACATTGCTGCTATGCGATTGCGAGTTGATACTGGCGGGGCTACTCCACTTACTAATCATAATTGCGTTGAATTACGGCAGAGTATTGCCCATAATGTCAATCAATCATCCATTCTGCAAGCGTCAGTTTCCATTGACGGTGCTGTGACGATTACGACGGGAGAATGCTTGGCTGGCTACTTTTCGATACAAGGTACCGGCACAGTTACTCCTGCCGGTCCTAATGCTGTTGCAGTATTGGAAGCAACTAACGTCAATACGGGTGGAGGTATTACTGATGTTGTTCTGTTTAGTCAAAATGGTGCAGGCACTACGGTTCCTGACATCTTGCATATTAAATGCGACGCAGGGACAGCTACAGCCGCTATAAAAATTGAAAATACGGGTGGAACCATGCCTACTGCTCTTGCTATCGGTTCTATCGGAACTCAAGTTATTGATTTTACTAACTGCACGGTTGTCGTAGCTGCTGCCGGTAAGACACTAACTTCAACTCATGCTATTCCGGTGAAAACTCCTGATGGGGTTGTGCATTTCATCTTCGCTGGAACATATATTCCGTGATGATTTGTGATTTACTCCCAGCGGGATTCCTTCAAAGGCCCCGCTGGGTTATTTTTACTTTTTGAAGAGAGGTTCAAATGAAACTTTGTGTTAAAGATCGTATTGTTTTGCTTGGTATTCTTCCTGCAACGGGTGATTTCCTTACTCTCAAAATAGTAAGACAACTGCGAGAGGCTCTTTCGTTTAGCGAAGAAGAAACAAAGTCCCTCAAACTTTCTAATGATGGACAGCAGGTTAAGTGGGAAGCTGAGGCTGATCCGATGAAGGATATTCAAATTGGCGAAAAGGCTATGGATTTAATTGTAGCCTCATTAAAGAAGCTGGACGAGAAAAAGGAACTTAATCAAGATACTTTTGGACTCTACGAAGAGTTTGTACAGAAGGGATTGAAAGTTTACAATGGCTAAAAAGAAAAAGGCGTTTAAACTGAATATAAAAAAGCCAAAGAAGGTAGAAGTACATCTACCCAAAGTTGCAAAGGCCATAACTGCGCCCCCAAAAACGAATCTACCTACGGGAAAAATGGCTTTACAAAGAGAGATTAGAAGAGAAATTTGGAAACGCACTAAACAGAAATAGGTTAGCTTGATGGCAATATCCAAGCAAAAACAACGTCAGATCAATGTGCAGTTTCCTTTAGGAGGTCTAAACCGTCAAGCCGCCTACAGACAACAGGCTCCTTATACATCTTCTGACCTTCTTAATGTCCGTCCCAAGTCCGTCTTGGATGGACGGCTTAGAGGTGGCTCTCGGCCTGGACTAGAACACGCCTACACCAACGCTCTAGCTGGTTCTGTACGGATGTTGGCTCCCATGACGTTAGCTTTAGGGGATGGATTTACGGCATGGTCTGACGTATTTGACGGAACAGCCATGTCATCTGCATGGTCGGCACCTCTTTGGACAAACGGCGGCGTGGCTATTGCTATGCCTAAAATTCTTCCTACAGCATTAGCGAGCGTGGATACTACGCAATTTCTTGGTGAAGCTGTTCTCAAATTATTGCCAATTGATACTTCTAAAGCCTATTCAGTAGATATGCTGATTACGCCTACGATGGATGGATTTGCTGGGAAGTATAGAATATATCTATTCTTGGATAATACTACCCCAAACATTAAAAACGATGGCGTAATGATTGAATTAGTATTGACAGCTAATTCTATGGCATACACGGGGACTTTTAGCGTTGTTGATGGTGGAACTCCCACTAACACTACATTAACTCCGATTATATTTACTGGAGATAATTTAACGGCACAACCGGCTTTGTTGTCAGCACTTGTTGATAATACTGACGTAACAATCTATTGGAATGGAGTACAAATTTATTCTCAAGCCGTAAGTCATAGAGTTGGGTGTCGAGTTGGATTTGGAATGCAATGTACTGTGGCCGGTGGATTATGTCTTACTAATGTTTATCGCGCTCAATATTATTCTACAGGAACTACTAACGCATTACGGTCTATGTTAGTTGCTTCTGCCGGTGGTTATTTGTATAAAGAACATCCCTACGGTTGGATTGAATACGTCACCGAAACTCTTACCATCAATTCAGATGTAGCAATTGATGCTACACAAAGCGGTCAACAGTTATATATTGCAGACTACGGAACGCCAGTTGCCGTGGGGACTGATGGTACGATAAGCGATACTATATTTACGGCAACTAGTATATCGAATTGGACAACTGCCGGAGCTTTACCAAATGATATGGTGGTCGTAGTTACAGAGCCGCAAGGAACGGCTATTGCCGGTACATATGAATTTACCATCACATCTGGAAACGCCAGTTTAACACTCGCCACTACTGCCGGCTCTGGGGCTTGTTCATATCGAGTTGAACGTGCTCCTAAAGTTTACGATCCCTCAGACGATTCTTTAGTAATCTGGACTTCTACAGTTGGTCAAGTACCCACGGGATGTCCCTTAATTGCATATTTTAGTAGCAGGATTGTGTTGGCTGGGGCAGCAGTTGCCCCCCATGTATGGTATATGTCTCGGCAGAATAATGAAACTGACTGGGATTATGCGCCAATTGCTATGGATGTTCAAAGGGCCGTTGCAGGCACCTCCAGCACAGCCGGGATGCCCGGCGATCCCATAACAGCACTTGCGGTCCATAGTGACGACTATCTTGTTATTGGCTGCCGTAGTTCGTTGTGGCGGATGACTGGCGATCCTGCTAATGGTGGGGTTTTAATTAGTCTAAGCCGCACCGTAGGCATTATTGGAGCTAATGCGTGGTGTATTTGTCCTGATGGAAGCATGATTTTCTTATCATTAGATGGACTGTATTCGCTTGATGCCGGAGGCGATGCTTATCCCGTTTCTATTTCACGCGATACTTTACCGGCAGAATTTACAAATATCAATCCCGATATGGTAATTCCCTCTATTGAATATGATGTTCAAGGGCGAGGGATTCATATTTATCTTACATCGACTTCTTCTAATGCAAGATTGCATTGGTGGTTTGATTGGACAACTAAAACATATTGGCCGGTATCCTTGAATTCAGATCACGAACCAACATCAAGCTGTACGGTTCAATCACTTGCAATTGAACAATCTGGAGTAATTTTAGGTGGACGCGATGGTAAATTAAGACGATATAGTGATTTAGCCTTTACTGATTGCGGTGCTAATTTTACGAGTTATGCTTTCTTAGGCCCAATTGCATTATCATCAACCAGTACGGCGGCACCTACAATATATCAAATAGGAACCATGCTTTCGTTGGACGGGGTTCTATCTTCCGATAGCGGGGATATAACATGGGCTATTCAATGTGCCGATACATTTGAAGGAGTTTGGTCTGCTGCTGCAAGTGATACAGGAACTTGGATTGCTGGTTTGAATGCTTCTGTTCATCCGGCGTGTCGCGGCCAAGCCTTTGTCTTGAAGTTAACCGGAGTAAGCGGCAAGAAATGGGCTGTTGAAGAGATAACGGCAGTGACGAAGGAGGCTGGCAGAAGGAGAATACCATGAGTACAAATAGCGCTGCTTTATATCTTGAGGAAAGGGAATAGACTTGCCTCGTACACCCAACACTAACAGTCCACAAGAGGTTCGTCGAGCCATAGCCGATTTAAATACCAATCTTGATGGTGTAACACAAGTGACAATAGGTAATTGGAATAATACAACTTCAATCGTAAATAGCAAGGAAGCACATTGGGATGAAGCATATAATCGTGAACTTCATTATAATTCAAATCTTAAATGTTTAACTAATGTTTTTTAGAAAGGAAATATTATGACAACGACATATCGTGTTGCCGAGCTTAGTACATTTCCTTGGCAACAACAAGTAATAAGCCGATTGGATGCGCAACCTTCAAGTCCGACTGAGGGGCAAAGATACCTTGTTAAAGCAACTGCCACTGGAGCACAATGGACAGGCCAAGAAGATAAAATTGCTTGGTGTAGTGTTGCTGGTACTCCTGGCACATGGTCATTTGATAATCCTGTAGCCGGCATGGAGTTGTGGAGCACCGCCGATGCAGCTTTCTATCAATATAATGGTGCAGCATGGGTTTCAGTAGCGGCCCACACCCAGAATACTGATACCGGAACTACATCGACTAGTTTTCAGATTGATAGCGGAAATAGCGGGCCTAAAATTGTTAATGATTCCGGTACCATGAAGGTTACTACATCGGATGGAACTACGAAAACTCCCATCGAAGTTTCGGCTGTTACAGATGGAACTGCTTCAACAACTCCAGCACAAATAAAATCTGCTTACAGTGCTATGGCTTCTTATAATTCCAATTTAAAGTGTATAGTTTTTAATCTATAATGGCGACTACATATCCTGTATCAACACGACCATTGCTTACAAATAATAGTGCAAGTGTTACAATTGTTATTTGTACACCTGTATATGATATTGATGTTGATAAGGTCGCGCCTGCAAGAGCAAATGCAGCAGCTACTACGCGGGTGTTGGCGTTCGTTATGGCAGATATTGCTGGTGCCGCTAGTGGATTTTGCCAACCTGATGGTGTAATCGTTGGTACTGTTGCACAATGGAATGCCGTTACAGAAGAAGGTGCAGGTGGATTGACTACCGGCTCTGTTTATTATCTTAGTGCGGCAACTGCCGGAAAGATAACACTAACACCACCGACAACTGGATATGTTGTAGAAGTTGGACAAGCCATATCGACTACAGAGCTTGACATTAATATCAAGCAACCTATTAAACTCAGTACGGCTGCCGCAGGCCAAGGAGGGATTAGTTTATCTGCCAACCAAGTGGCCTATGCCAACGGTTCTGGTTTAATAGTTGGTAGTGCTAATTTAACTTTTGATGGTACTACTTTAACAGCCACTGCTATAACTCAACCTCCAATCGGAAGCGTTGTAGCATGGCTTAAAACTTATACAAATACACCACAAACTTTACCGGCAGGTTGGCATGAATGCGATGGTTCAGTATTAAGTGATGCCGCAAGTGTCTATAATGGGCAGACACTTCCAAACTTAAATGGAAGTAACTATTTCTTACGCGGCAACTCAACTAGTGGCGGAACAGGTGGTGAAGATACACATACTTTAACAACGGCTGAAATGCCGGCGCATACGCATACTGGACCAGCACATACACATACTGTAGTGAGTGGAGGTACTGGCATAAGTTCGCAGATTGGCGCGTATGGTCCAATAACACTAACAGGAACTATCAATACAGGTTCGAGTGGAACGGATGCAACTGGAAGTGCCGGCGGTGGAACCGCCCACGAGAATAAGCCGCCCTATTACAATGTCGTGTGGATAATGAGAATCAAATGACAGTAAGAATTCCGCTTGTACTACAGAATGGCCAGCCAGAAGAACTCCAATCAGGAGATCAATTATCTATTGTATCCCCGATTAGTGGTTTAACTGCTGGAAGGCTTGCCGTTAGTGCATCAGCTTCTACATTACAAGATTATTCCGGCGGCACTTTTGACGGCACCACTTTATCTGTTCCAACTTTATCTGTAACTAACGCAGGAGTAGATAATTATAATTATATTATAAATGGTGGATTTGTAGTTTTTCAAAGAACCTCGTCGGGAACCCTTACTGCAATTAGCGATGATAATTATGGACCAGATAGATGGAATATCTTAACGCAAACAGCATCGGTACAAATCCAACGAATTACAGGCCCGGGTAATTGTCGATTTGCCGGGCAATTAAAACAAAATCAAGCGGCAGCGCAGCGGATGGGGTTGTTGCAAAT